CCGGATCGTCAGGAGCTGCCGCCATCACAGTCATCGTCGAAAGAGGGCATTGGTAATGACAGCCATTCCGGGCATGAAGGCTCGTTATGGCTATATTGTCCTCCTTCTCATCGACATCGGCCTTACCTGTCTGCTCATATTTATCGGCCTGAACGAACTCAAGTCAAACGACTTGAAATTCTGCCAGATCGTGCACAGTATCACAGACATTCCGGCCATCAAGCCAGTTAGTCCAGGCAAAGATCCAAGTCGTGAGAAAGCCTGGGAGAACTATCACAATTTCGTCGTTCTCGGCAGATCCCTGGGGTGTCCAGGTATGCCGTCTGTCAAGGCGGTTCCATGAACATGAGTAACGGACTTTACGACAACCTGAAGAGCGCAGCCCAAATCTGGATCCCAGCGCTGGGGACGCTATATTTCACGCTTGCGGGTATCTGGGGACTTCCGCATGCCGCTGAGGTCGTGGGCTCGCTCACGGCTCTGGACACTTCGCTCGGGTTGATTCTCGGTCTTTCTTCAGTGAATTTCAAGCCGGCTTCGGACGGCAATCTGGTCATCGATCGGTCAAGCCCGGCTAAGGACGTTTACAGTCTTGAACTGAACGTTCCGCCGAGCGAAATCGCGAACAAGAGCTCGCTTACCCTCGAGGTGACACCGAAAGGTTAGCTCGTCGCAGGAAAAACACGGCATATAGTGAGAGCTACCGAAAGGAATTACCGTGTTTAATCGCGAGCCCAAGAATGTTCAGCCCTCAGATCTCCAAGAAGAAATCACTCGTGTCATCATGACCATGAGCGATCAGAACCCAGAGACCGAAGAATACACCACCATGGTGAGCAACTTGAAAGTGCTTGTCGAGGCCCGGCAGCTTGATGAAGCTACCGATACGCCATATCGACCGAGCGCCGACACGATGCTCTCCGTCGGAGGCAGCATTCTCGGCATCGTTCTGATCCTCGGGTTCGAGAAGGCCAACGTGATCACCTCCAAAGGTCTGAGTTTCATTCCGAAGATCAAGCTTTAACACCGCCGCCTCATCGCGGCCCTCAGCCACTACCCCACGTCTGCGACTCCCCTCAGTCCAGACGTGGGGTAGTGTTTTACTCGGGGTCTAAGGGTTTGTCTCGCAAGATTTACACGGCCTATAATGAAACCCTACGAAAGGATTTGTAATGATCAAGCAGAAGCTTGTCTCCGCAAAGAACATCGTTGTGAGCCACAAGACTGAAATTCTTGGAACAACTGTTGCCGTACTCGCGGCCGCCGTTGTTACCCAGAGGATCGGCCTGAAGCAGCACAACGATTTCTTGAAGGAGAACGACCTGTACGACACCTACTACTCCGTCGAAGAGAACTAATATCTAAACTCAAACAGCCCCTAACACGGGCTTAGAGTTTTCGAAGGGGCTTTAATGAGCGGTTTCAGAATTTGGGGCGCAGGACGTAATGAGCAGCCCGATAGCATGTGTAATAAGACTTGGGGGACTTGCCCGAGCTTCAGTAATGACGAAGTGATTAACCCTAAAGGACGATCGCTTCCGCATATTTGCGAGCAGATCGGTGAGCACATCAGGCACGAATGCTCTGCCATGGGATGTAACGAGCATCAAAACATTTAGGAGAATCATGCACACGCACCGATTCGTATTTTCGATCAAGGCCCGCACGGTCGTTAAGGTCACTATTACGGCGTACGTGACGGTTTTCGCTTGCCGAGTTTTGCAGACGGCTGCAGCTCCGTGCATAAAGGAGCTTCACGAAAGCGTTTTCGGAGACGTTACCAAGTAGGCCTCGCAAGATTTACATGGCCTATAATGAACCCCGTCACCGTATTTAGGAGAGATCCATCATGACCGATGTCATCGAAACCGAAGAAGAAGTCACCGTTTCCCGCAAGCGCGAAGTCACCGCTGTTGTTACCGCAACAGTCGTGTCCATCGTGCTGGCCGGAGCGTCGAGCTTCCTCATCGACAAGATCCACAACCGAGTCAAGAACGCCATCGCCCCCGAAGTCGTCGAGTAATTCACCAAACTACCAGAGCCCCTTAAACAAGGGCTCATAATTTCTTGAAGGAGAAATTATTCATGGATGAAGACCGTCTCAATTCTCTGTGGAAAAACCAAAAACTCAAGAAAACTTCTCGGCGAACGACACCGTCAGTCGACAGATCGCAGGATGATTTCAGCGACATTCTTATCGAGTCCAGAGAAGAAGCCGAAGACGTCCTTGAATATCTCCGTGCGCTCGTAAGTCGATACAAAATCGCCACGGTCAATGATTTTTATGATCTTGTTGGCATATCGGTGGAATTCGCAAACGAAAAATGGGGTTGGTGTGATCTTCAATCCGCCTCTATTCGTGCCGATCGAGGCGGATATCTTCTGAATCTTCCCCATGCTCAGCCGATCGAGTTATAATCCCGAAAATCAAGTCAAGATCGGAATATTAGGAGGTCTTGTGCTAACTGGCCGTTTCGTACCAAGGCCAAAAATCGGCACGATGTGGTTTATCATGCCGCATTCGACTAGTTCGATTTCTGTCGTTGTCGTCGAAGAGGTTTCCTGGGACGACGTAGATGGATGCTGGTTTATCAATTGGCGCGATTGGTCATCCAAGGATAGCGTGGGCTTGTATTCGGTAACTCGATTCTGGGAAGCGGTTACTCAATTCAATCAGCTAGCTAAATCATTCGGGCATCTTCGTACATAATCCGAGAAATTAGACAAGGAAAAAGCAATGCAATTCTCACGAATACTTCGCGTTGCTGGAAAGTCTATCAGCAACAACTCGCCGACAATCCTTTCCGGCATAGCCGTAGCCGGTGTCGTCGGAACGGTGGCTCTGGCGATCAAGGCTACTCCGAAAGCGATGGCTGACATTCGCCAAGCACAGCTGGACGACGCACGTCTCTACGACCAGGATTTCAAGCTCAATACTATCTCGCACATCGACCGTGTCAAGATCGCGTGGAAGCTATATTTGCCGGCTGGGATCACCGGCATAGCGACCATCGCATGCATCATCGGGGCAAACCAGATCGGCGCACGGCGTAATGCGGCTCTGCTGGGAGCCTACACGCTGGCCGACACAGCTTTCCGTGAGTACAAGGACGAGGTTGTCAAGCAGATCGGCGTTGTCAAAGAGCAGAAGGTCTCTGACGAGATCATCAAGCGCCATATCGATGAGCAGCCGCCTAAGGACGCGCAGGTCATCATCACTGGCGGGGGTGATCAACTGTGCTACGAGTCGCTGACCGGTCGGTATTTCAAAAGTGACGTCGAAACGATCAGGCGATCGGCGAATGAGATCAACGCATCCATATTCAAAGACCTCTATGCCTCGCTCAATGAGTTCTGGGGTCTTCTGGGTCTGGATTCGACAACTATCGGCGATGAGCTTGGATTCAACATCGAGCATCCGGTCGAACTTGTCTTCACGAGTCACCTCGCTGCGGACGGACGCCCGTGCCTGGCTATGGGATACACTTCTCTCCCAATCAAGGAGTACAGCAAGCTTTAGCTGGATAGGAAAGCTGTTCCCGACCGTCGGGGCTTTCATATTCTGGCTGATCTGGCCGTACATCATCACGAGAGTTGCCGGACGCGCATATTTGCGATTTACTGGCCGGCCGCTCCCGAAAGAAAAGCAGACGAAGCTCCGGCGGGATCTCGCGAGAATTACTAGGGCTATAATGAAGCCCATTCAACCTGACAAGGAGCCATCCATGCCTAAGAACAAGAGGATCGTTAATACGGTCGTCATATCCGCCGCGAGCGGAGCTGGTCTCGTGCTCGGCGCAACTGCCGCCATGTTCGCGATCAGCTACGCCTTCCGCGTCCCCCGTGACCTGAAGCGATTCATCCCGAAGGCCAAGTAAGACCCGTCAGCCAAGTAGGCACGTGAGACTCCAAGTTAATAATAAGACTTGGGGTCTCATATTCAGCAAGGAGAATTTGCAGTGAGCGAGAATGATGTCCAGGCCGTGGTCAGCGAAGTCGAAGAGACGGTTATCGAGACTCCAGAGCAGGAGCTTCTCGCCGCCATCTTCAAGGAGCCAAACCCGGTCGAGGTTGAGGAGCCTGTCGCCGTTGCCAGCAGAAACCCAAGTCCCGCCGAGGTTCCGGGAAAGCGTCCGAGGAAGAACATCTCGAAGGGTTACAACCCGGACAGGTTCCTCATGCAGGCGAAGCAGACCGCTGTCGACAACTACAACCAGCACCGGAACAAGCGAACACTTCCGATGCTCACCGTCGACATGGTGCACATCATCTGGTTCTCGAAGATGGTTGACAGCTGGAAGGCAATGGTCGCATCAGCTGTTGCCAAGGGACTCATCTGGGAAGTCACCTACGACGGCGAGACCAACCAGGTTTACCTGAACATCTACAAGCAGCTCAACGACGTCAAGATCCCTCAGGAGATTGAAAAATGATCAAGAAGGTCATCCACTACACCGACTTCAACGATCTCCCGCAGGTGGAGGAACACTATTTCCATCTCTCGAAGAACGAGCTCATCGCGATGGAGACCGAAATTCCCGGTGGAATGATCGCCATGCTCGACCGTGTCGGCAAGTCGAACAACGGTGCCACGATCATCAAGACGATCAGTGATTTCGTTCTCAGGTCTTACGGCGCCAAGTCTCCGGATGGCCGGTCATTCGACAAGACGGACCTGATCCGGCAGAGCTTCGCGTCCTCTGCCGCCTTCGATCAGCTGATCTCCGATTTGCTTGACAACCCGGCGGCGGCCGTCGAGTTCATCAACGGGATGATCCCCAAGGATCTGCAGGACCCGAAGGCGCTCGAGCGAGCGAAGGCCGTGGCACGAGGAGAGAGTGCGGATGCCGATCCGCTCGT